TTCAGGAACGGCAAGCGGCCACGGTTCACCAACGGGAAGTGGTGGATCTCCGGGCCGCTGGCCTCAACCCCATACTGTCAGCCCTGGGCAACGGCGCTCCCGCCGCCCAGGGCGCGATGGCCCAAACTCCGAACTTCTCGGAAACCATATCCTCTGCGATTCAGCAGAAGAAACAGCGGGAACTGATCGACGCCCAGATAGAAAACACGCAATCGGACACCCGCAAGAAACAGGAGGAAACCGAAGAAACGAAGAACCGCGTCATAGCCCAGGATCTGGAGCTAGACCGCGTCAAGAAAATCGACCCCGACTACAATCGGCAGAAGGCCCAGGCCGAAATTCAGGAGGCCGTCGAGCGCATTGAAAGCTCTCGTCAGTCTCGGGCCTCTGCCAAGGTCGAACAGCGGAAAAACGAAGTGCTAACCCGCGCCCTGGAAAGCGACCCCCAGCTTGCGAAATGGGTGCTTTCCGCAACCAAACAGGAGTACGAGGCGATCAACCGGGCGCTCTCCAGCGAACGGAGCCCCGCCGACGTACTAAAGGCGCTCCGCGCCATCTTCCGCTAACCTTTCCACGCCAAACCAAAGGGAAATGCAATGACCGCCAAGACCCCTACTCCCACTCCAGCAGCCCCCCTGGTGCTGCGTAACTTCAGGCCCGCTCGCCGTGTCCGGGTACTCTCGGACACCGTCGGGCCCAGCCTCACCCGGCAAGAATTTGCCGATGAGTGCGATATCAACCGCATCCTGGCCTCTTACCAGCGCACCGGCGCTCTCAACCACTTCGCCAAATACTCAGCCTCTTACGGCGATTTCACCGCGTGCGATCTACAGGAAGCTCAGAACCTACTCATACGCGCGCGCCAACTATTCGACGAACTGCCCTCGGCAGTAAAACGCGAAGTCTCTACCCCAGAAGGCTTCCTCGCCTTCGTTCAAGACCCGGCCAATGCGGAAAAAATGAAGGCCCTCGGCCTTACCAAACCGGTGCCGGGGGTGGATCCCGCCCCCGCACCCGCTCCCAGCCCCTCTGAGGGGGCCTAGGAGCGACGAACGTAGGAGGGGCAGGGGGGTACCCCCGCCCCTCCACGTTCAATTCAACCACGTTGAAATAAAACCCTCTCAAAACCCAAAACCCACACGTCTAGCCCAATGTCCCCCCAGAAAAGGGGGGACTCCAAAGGGGGGGCTCTCCGGCTCGGCTCGCAATCCGGAGCAAAAATCAGGGGAATAGTGCTTCTACTTGAACATTACTATTCCACGTGACACCCTAAGGGTGTCTAAACCTCAAAACCTCGGAGCGAAATCTCATGAAGCGATCCAAAATGAACGGCAAGGCTAGCCGGAAGCTGTTCACCAACACGGCCAAGACCCCCCACGCCAAGAACCTTCGCAATGCCCCAATGCGTGGCGGGTACCGGCTGTGAAAAATGGCCTGTTTCAAACCGATACAGGCCTTCCGGAAAATTGGTGGGGGCATAACCTTCACCCTCACCAACTCCAACACCATCCCGGTCAAGATTCCCTGCGGCCAATGTATCGGCTGCAGGATCGACCGGAAGCAATCGTGGGCGCTCCGCCTCTCCCACGAAATGAAGCTCCACTCCCGCTCGTGCTTCGTAACCCTGACCTACGCACCAGAAAACCTCCCGCGTGGAGGAACCCTGGTGAAGCGGCACGTTCAGCTATTCATGAAACGGCTACGGAAAAGGCGGAAAGCCCGCAAAGTGCGTTTCTTCGCCTGTGGCGAATATGGGAAAAACGGGGCTCACCCGCACTACCACGTTCTGATATTCGGATGGGAACCCGATGACCCAAAGCTCCACACCAAAGCAGGAACGTATAACGTCTATACTTCACGGACTCTCTCTGCTCTTTGGCCGGACGGCTTCCACACCTGGAGCCACGCCAGCCCAGAGAACGCCGCTTACGTCGCCAACTACACCGTCAAAAAAATCACCGGCAAGCTAGCCGTGGATCACTACACCCGCATCACTGAGGACGGCGAAATGGTCGAAATCCAACCGGAGTTCGCCCTCATGTCCAGTCGTCCAGGGATCGGGCACGATCATTACCGGAAATTCGTCAGTGATTTCCGCAACGGCGACACTGCGATCCTCCTGGGTCGCCGCAAAAAAATACCCGCGTACTACGACAAACTCTTGAAGCGGGAAAACGAAAGCGCCCTTGAGCTCATCAAGGAAAAGCGCGTAACCAATGCCCGGAAATACCGGGACAACAACACCCCCGAACGCCTCGCGGCTCGGGAACATGTAACCAAAGCCAAAATGAAAATCTTTGCAAAGGGACAGCTATGATTCAGAAAGTCTTTTCAATCTTTGACTCGGCCTCGCGTTGCTACATGCCGCCATTCCACTGCCCGACGGCGGGCGCCGCTATTCGGGCTTTCAAGGATGCGGCTAACGCGAAGTCTCACTTCGTCGGCCAGCACCCTGCCGACTACACGCTCATGGAAATCGCGACCTTCTGCGATTCCACCGGCGCGTACATGCCCCATGCCCAATTCGTGAACCACGGCAACGGCCAGACGTATGTCGATAGCCCCTTGCCGGAAATCCTCCCTGGGGATAACGTTTCCGAAATGGAAGCCCGTCGCGCCAACTAACCCTCGGCATATTCCCCCCCGAAAGGGGGGGCTTTTTTCAAGGAAAAACTATGTCCTCCCACACCTTCTCCCAGATTCCCAAGGCCGAAATTCCCCGGTCGTCTTTCGACCGTTCTCATGGCCACAAAACCACGATCAATGGCGGCACCCTCTATCCGATCTTTCTGGATGAGGCGCTGCCTGGGGATACTTTCAACCTCAAAATGCACGCCGTGGCGAGGATGGCTACGCCCATCTTCCCGATCATGGACAACATCTATATCGACACGTTCTTTTTCGCCGTACCCTATCGGCTTCTCTGGACGAACTGGGAAAAGTTCAATGGCGCACAGGACAACCCCGGAGCATCAACCGATTTCACCATCCCTCAGATTGAGGGGGGCGGTATTACTGCTCTCTCTCTGGGCGATTACTTCGGGTTGCCAATCTCAGCTAACCCGATTCCAGTGTCAGCCCTCCCGTTCCGCGCCTACAACCTCATCTGGAACGAATGGTTCCGTGACCAAAACCTCCAAGCCTCGGTCATCGAGCGCAACGGCAACGGCCCCGACGACATCACCGAATACGCACTCCTCAAGCGCGGCAAGCGTCACGATTACTTTACCTCCTGCTTGCCCTGGCCCCAGAAGGGAGACTCTGTCAACGTCCCCCTCGCCGGCGGGACTATCCCCGTAGTTCCCGATCCCAATTTCATCGGGCCGACGTTCAAGAACGCCTCGGGTTCTCTCACGGTCAATCGGCTCCGGACGGAATCCGGCACGATCAACGCCGCTTGGTCGGTGCCCGGCACCGCCCTGGAGAACATGCGATGGGATACCCCCGGCCTCGTCGCTAACCTCACCGAAGTCTCGTCGGTGACGATCAACACGCTACGGCAGGCGTTTCAGATTCAGAAAATCCTCGAGCGGGACGCCCGCGGCGGTACCCGCTACACGGAACTGATCAAGGCCCATTTCGGCGTAACCTCGCCGGATGCCCGCCTCCAGCGTCCGGAGTACCTGGGCGGCTTCTCCCAGCCCGTCAACATCAGCCAGATTCATCAGACTTCCGGCACCCCGGCTGATACTGGCTATACGGATACTCCGCTCGGCCAAGTCGGCGCCATCGGTACTGCCGTCCTCAACGGCAACCGGAACGGCTTTACCTCATCCTTCACCGAACATTGTTTGGTGATTGGCCTCGTTTCGGTACGCGCCGAACTCACCTATCAGCAGCGGTTGGACAGGCTCTGGAGCCGCTCAACCCGCTTTGATCACTACTGGCCCGCTCTCGCGATGATTGGCGAACAGGCGGTACTCAACAAAGAACTCTTCTACGACGTCAACAACCCGGGCGCCGCTGACTCCGTATTCGGCTATCAGGAACGGTACGGTGAGTACCGTTACAAGCCCTCCCAGGTGACCGGCTTGTTCCGGTCGACGCACCCTCAGTCCCTGGATGCGTGGCACCTGGCCCAGGAGTACAGCTCCTACCCGGCGCTCAATGCTTCGTTCATCGAAGAAAACCCGCCCCTGGATCGGGTTGTCGCCGTTATCACCGAACCAAAGTTCATACTGGATTCTTGGTTCGAACTCCGCTGTGCCCGGCCCATGCCGATGTTCGGTGTGCCGGGCCTTATTGATCACTTCTGATCATGGGGTTCCTAGACTTTGTCCCGATCGTTGGCGATGCCGTCGAGGCCGTCGCGTCCGCGAAAGCGGCGCGGCGTCAACGGCGGTTTCAGGAACGGCAAGCGGCCACGGTTCACCAACGGGAAGTGGTGGATCTCCGGGCCGCTGGCCTCAACCCCATACTGTCAGCCCTGGGCAACGGCGCTCCCGCCGCCCAGGGCGCGATGGC